GTCGGACTCTCGCATGTTCCGGCAGATGTGCATGACGGACAGCGGGTCGACCGGCAGGATGTCTACCCTAGTCTTCAAAGTGCATGGTGAAGTTGGAGACGGAAGCGGCGCCCGGCGAGCTGCACGTCATTTCGAGCGCGAACATTTCGCCGTCGATCTGCGACGGGTATTCCAGATCGGGATAGGTGATTTCGTCCACCGTACCCAGCGTCACCTTGCGCGCCTCGTTGCGTGGGTCGACCAGGGCGTCGACCAGCCACTCGTTTGTGACCGCCATGTCCCACTGGTTGAGCGTCTTCGACTCGAACATGCGCTTGCCGCCCATGAAGGGCAGGCCGACCGTCACGACGTAGTTGTCGTTTTCGTCCGTGTCGTAGGTGTCCCCGTCGTCGCCGCCGTAGAGATAGACGGTGTTGCCGGATCGCACGTAGAGCTTGCCGCCCTGCACCGACGTCCAGTCGGCCGAGAAGTCCGCGACTTCGTCGATTTCGTACCACGACCAGCCGGTGATCTTGCTGCCAGGAAAGTAGGACAGGACGTAGATTTTGTCGCCCAGGGCCAGCATGTAGCGTCCATCCACGGGCTCGAGCATACCTTGAGCCAGGGCCGTGTCTGTGGCGCCCAACGCCCGCATGTCGTCGATCAGGAGGCTGTCTATGGCGTTGCCGATGTCAGAGACAAACGGCGCCCCGGACACGTCGCGCGATCGCACCGACCGCAGGCCGCTCCGCGACAGGTATAGGATGTCGCTGTTGCCGAACGGCACCATCGAGCGGGCCGACACGGACCCCGAGTTTTCCAGCACGCGCGACAGCGCGTTGTTGGTCGGGTCCGGGTCGAGCGTCCAAATCTGCGTGGTGTCGGCGGCAAAGAACGCCACGTCGCCCTGGTAGCGCGCGGCGCCCAGGATGGACAGGGAGCCTTCCTCGCTGTTGGACAGGTTCTCAAAGCCGGCACCATTGACGTTGGCCCGCCATTCGGTCGGGTCGTCGACCGCACAGAAATAGACCGTGGGTCCGACCATGGCGTACATCTTGGAGCCGTGCGTGAACAGGCGTGTTCCCACCCGCGAGGGGTTGTCGCCGGCGCCGTAGTTGTTGTCTCCGATCGTCACCGAAAAGCGATCGCCAATGTCCAGCACGCCACCCAAAACAACCGTCGTGATTTCCGGCAGGCTCGCCGTCGCCGCCTGTGTTTCCGTCACCTCGGCTATCTGGTCGTCGGTCGTCCCACCGTTGATGGCGTCCGCCGTCACGGCGAAGCTGACATTGTTGGTCTTGCCGGTAATCGTGATCGTGCTGCCGGAGACGGTCGCCGTGGCGACCTCGTCTTCGTTGTCGTTGATGAGCGCGGCGATGCGGGTCGCAATCTCGTTGAGGCTGGTCGTGTAGGAGCGAACGACGCCGTCATCCCAGGCGGTGACATAGGCGCCATCGTAGAAGTGATGCGTGTTGCCGTCATCGAATGTGGCGACAGCGTAAATCTTGCCGTCGAACAGCGTGACGTCGTTGAGCGCCGTCATGGACGGGCTCGATGGCGAGGGGCTGACAAGCCGCTGGTAGGTGACGCCGGACGGCACGCTGATGGTGCCAGCCGCGTCGGAGCCGAACACGTAGCCCGACGTGGACGTCTTGCGGAACCCAAACGTCGTGCCGGGCACCGTGTATTTGGCGACCATCTTCTTGCGCTTCTCGATGTCGCCGCCGCGCGTCAGGTGCGCGTTGATGAGCGTCCAGAGCGAGCCAGGCGGACCGGAGATACGCTTGCGGCGGCGGTCTACGCCAAGCCGGAAGTCGTTGACGATAGTGGCGACCACTACCGCACCGCGATGACAGTGGTTCCGTAGGTACGCCGCGCGCTCGACTCGCCGCCGATCTGGAACGACGCTGTCTTGCTGCCTTGCGCCTTGACCTGCGCCAGCCGGCGCTCGGCCATGGCTTTCACGGCGGCGCCGCGCGGCTTGTCTGCCATCAGCTCGGCCGCCGCGAACAACACCACCAGGTAGTCGTCCAGAACACAGGTGTCTGCGTCCGCCTCGAACGCGCCCATGGCGGCCTTGCCCGTGAAGCGCAGCGTGCCGGCGGTCGCCGGCAGGGGCCACACCTCGAACTGCGTGCCGGAATAGATGCGCCACGCCTGCACCGGGTCGGAGCGCGCGTCGTCGTCCGAGTCCACCGCGTTGTAGACAGTCGGATCGAAGCCGTACTCGACTTCGTGCCAGATGTTTCCCCACGAATGGAACACCTTGACGGTGTTCTCGAGATTGATGGTGGTGGGGAAGTCGTAGTAGCGCGAGCCGGCGACAATGGACTTGTCCGCCCACACGCCCGTCAGGAACGGCCACTCATGCTCGTCGTAGAGCATGGCGTAGACACGCTTGAGCAGGACTTTCAGGGCGGGGTTCTTGGACTGGCCGACCGCGCTGTCCGTCGCCATCATGGCTTCGGCCCGCAGCATGGTCAGCATCGTGCCCAGGGTGGAGCCGCGCGCCATGACTAGGCTGCGGCCTCGATCGCTTCGGCCGCCGGCACCGGCGCCTTGTCGAAGTAGGCGTCGTCGTCTTCGTCCAGCTCGCGGGGCAGGGCGGCCTTGACGCCGCGCGGCCCGAACAGGCGCTCGATGACCTTGTCGCCGTAGAGCCCTTCCAGACGATCGCGCTCGGCGGCGAAAGACAGCCGGGGCTGCTCGTCCACCGCGCGGAGCTGGGTGACGCTCTCGTTGCCGAACAGATGTCGCAGGACCACCACTTCGGCGGCCGACATCGGGTTGTCAGGCTTGGCGCCCTCGAGCGCGACCAGCCGGCGATCGTCGCCCAGGGTCATGGGCACGAACCCGCGCTGCACCTGATGGCGCACGGGCGCCCGGCCCACGTCGATGATGCCACGATAAAACTTCATTCGGTCCCTCCAGATGAAAGAAGCGGGAGGCCGGCGGTTTCCCGTCAGCCTCCCGTTCAGCTACTAGGCCAGCTTGTACCGGCCAGAGCTGTTGAGGCGGTTGGCCGTCAGGCCGCCAGTCCACGTCTTCGCGCGGTACATGACGTACTTCTCGGCCGGGCGCGACGGCGTGTGGACCTTCCAGTCCTCACCGTCCATGACGTAGAGACGGACCGCGTCGTGGTCGATCAGCATCATCTCGTCGCTGTAGCCCAGGTCGTCCATCAGGGGCTCGTAGACAAAGCCCTGGACGCCCTTGAAGGACACGTCACCCACGGACGGGTCCATCTTGTTGTTCCAGCCCGTCATGGTCATGTAGCCCTTGGCGCGGAACTCGGCTTCCCAGGCTTCCAGGAAGTCGGAGCCCATGTAGCCGTAGAGCTTGGCGCTCGGGGCGTACCGCTTGATCTGGCGCACCTCGGACTGCATCGCCTCCGAGATGGCCATGTTGGCCGGCGTCGTCGTCGACAGGTTCGAGATCGAGCGCGTCCGCCAGTAGGAGTTGAGCGCCGAGTCGAGCCCGAAGCGCACGCCAGTCGTCGGCGTGAAAGACAGGAAGGACTGGACGCCCGGCGGCAGCGCCGGGTCGAGCGAGCCGTCTCGGATCATGGTCTTCGCGAACTCGACCATCGAGCCCTCGTCCATGTCGTAGAACTTCTCGTCGAGGATGTTCGTGAGCTGGATCATCTCCTGCTCACTGTGGTTCTTGGTCGCCTCGCTCCGGTTGGAGTCCGTGACCGAGATGCCGGCGTGCTTCAGCTCCGTCATCGTCAGCTTGATGCCGGTGTGGATTTCGTACCAGTTGGCCGACCACCGCTTCGTGGTGGTGGGGTTGCCATACTCCAGCTCGTCGTCGCCGCTGAAGCCCTGGATGCCGGTCTGATATTCGCCGCGCACGGGGCCGGTAATCAGCTCCTTGCCGCCGGGAAAGGTCTTCTGCATCTTGACGAGACGATCCAACATCGGACGCGCCTGGCGAATCTGATCGATCGCCGGACCCTTGATGTGGAAGTCGAGGACGGAGTTGGCGATGTTCGCCAGCTCATTTGCGGTAAACTCGAAAGACATGACTTAGCGCCTTATGTGGACGCCCTGGCCGCCATCAGTCCCAGCTTCGCAGCATCGAGGGACGTCTTGGGGACGGGCACGGTTGCGGTGGAGGAACCGCCGCGCGCCGGTGACACCGCAGGCCGTGATGTCGGAGACGCCGTCCGCATGATCCGAGTGACCTGGTCGTAAGCGGTCTTGCAGATCGCCTCGACCTCTTGCTCGTTCTGCGGGGGCCTCTGTCGCACCAATGCCTGTATGGCTTCAGCGATGAACGGCTCCTTGCGAGCCCAATCAGCATCCGCCGCCTTCGTCCTGTTCTCCCACGACGCCGCCGCTGTCTCGAAACGGCGGCTTGTCGCCACCGCATTGTCAGCGTTGTCACGCTCCTGGACGCGGCTTTCCGCACGTTCGCGGAGTGCGCGTTCCCTGCGGGCGTTGAACTCAACGTCCGCAAGACGCTTGCCGTCTTCTTCGGAGAGTGCGCCTTGCTCGATACGCTCCTGAATGTCCTGGGGGATCGCTTCAACAAGCTGCAACCCCAAGGCTTCGATCGCCTTACCTGCGATTTGCTTGAAGACCTCACGGTCCCCCAGCTTGAGCGCCGCTCCGACTTGCATCAGGGCAGCAACCTCCTGGTGGCTCACACCAGCTCGCTTGAGCATCGCGCCGCCCGAAAAAAGCGGATCGACGTCTTCGGGTGCCAGCCCGGTTTCGCGGAACCTGGCATCCAGAGCATCCCACTTTTCCGCCTTGGGGGTCATCGCCTCGACGCTGGCCTCGAGAGCCTTCGCCGTGGTGGTGACTTCCTTCCAGCGGGGGTGGGTGTGGAAGGGCAGGGACTTGTCGGCTATGGCCTGGTCGATCGCAGACAGCTTGTCGCTGTCTTCGGTCTTCGCGGCCGGTTGCTCCTTGGTCCCTTGGTCTACGGGGGGTGAGTCCGTCGCCGTCCCCATCTCCGCGAGCGCCGCCTTGGCGGCCTCCAGAGAAGTCGACGGGCCTTTGGCACCCGAATCCTGCCCGGTGGACGAGTCCAAGCCTTCAGTCGTTGCCGACTGTACGTCCGGTGTCTGAACATTTGCAGACTGCCCCTCGTTACTGGAGGCGGTCTGACCAGAAGTCAGGTCTGTCTCAACGGCAGGCGATTCCGTCGTCATTTAGCGCCCTCATCCCTCAACATTGTCAACACATTATCAAACGATCGGCCCGTCTGTCACAGGGCTACCGCTCGGCACTGGATTGCCCGGCTGCGGGCCGCCCGAAATGCCCATTCCGGCGTCCATGTTGGCTCCGCCGGCGCCGCCCTGCATGTTGGGGTCGGTGCGCGGGTCGCCGGTCGGCATGTTCTCCGGGCCGGCTCCCATGCCAGGGGCGTTCTTGAACATGGCGTTCATCGCCAGCACAGACGGCACGCCAGACAGGAGCGCGTCGTCCATGTCTACGGCGTCGTCCAACAACTCCACGCCCTTGCGCGCCAGGAAGTCGGGGTTGATGCCCGGCACGTTCATCAGCATGGGCATGATGCGCTCGAACGCGGCGGCCTCGCGGTCGCGGTTGGGCTTGCCGGAGCTGCCGGCAACGATGTCGAGGTACAGCACGTCAGCAAAGTCGCCGCCGGAAATCTCCGGCCACACCGCGCCCGGCCCGGCGATGCGCTTGGCCATCTCGAGCGACACTTCCTTGAGCGCCGTCCGGCACCAGTCGTGCGCGAGCTGCGACAGAAGATCGTCGATGTCGCCCACGTTGGAGCTGTCCGCCTTGGAGCGGGACGACTCGGCAATACCGGCTTCAGTCGCGGTGTTGCCCGTCGTCGGCCCCAGGTTGGCGTCCTGCACGCCCGTCGCCCGCAGGATGTCCTGCACGATGTGCGCGTCCTGGTACAGGTTGGGGTCGATCGCGGACGTCGGCCCCTGCTGGAAGACGTCGGTGATCTTCTGGCTGCCGATCAACGCCTGCACAGACAGCACGTCATGCGCGGAGCGCGCCTTCAGCTTGTCGATGTCGCTGTCCGACAGCTTGTCTTGGCCGGTCAGCCAGAACGGTGCCGCCGCGATACGGTGCTGACGCAACGCTTCGCGGCTGCGGTTCAGCTCCTTTTGCATGTGTTCGACCAGGTCGACCTCGGACGGCGGGTACAGGTCGCCCTCGTTCTCAACCTCGTTCAGCACCAGCGGGTAAAACGGGAAGAACTGCTCCACGTCCACGCGCGGCGCGCTGGGATCGCAAAGAAAGTCCGGGTAACCCTCGAGGACCGAATAGACAAGCCCGGTGGTCGAGTCATAGACCTCGTACCAGCAAACCTTGTCTTTCTCGTTGCCCTCGCCCGTCTGCGTCGCGCGCATAGTCGACGACGACGGGACGTGGGCCTGGTACTGGCCCTTCAGGTCGATGCCGAACGTGTCCTTAATTCGGTCTGGCGTCGACTCGAACCGATGCGCGATCTTTTTGCAGCCCAACAGACCGATGAGCTGCTGACACTCCATGTCGGGGATGACGTCCCACGCCTTCGGGAAGTCGAACAGCACGCCCTCGCGGACGAGCATGTCTTCCTTCTTGGTCATGTGGTCGATCTGGAGCCGCAGGTTCTCCAGCTCGGCGGACGCCGTCTCCAGCTCGCCGGACTCCAGCTCCTTCAGCTTGCGCTCGATCTGGTCGGCGCGATCCTGGGCGTCCAGGATCATGTTGTTGGTTTCCGGCCGGCGCCCCTCGAACGCGCGCTCAAAATCCAGCTTCACCCACGCCACGCCCGTCGTGCAGGCGCGGCGGACGGCCTGCTTCATGCGCGCCTTGAAGGCGGGCTTGGCGCGGTCCAGCGAGTGATGGAACATGATCTCGGCCGTCTTGCCGATGCGGTCGATCTTGTCCCGGTTCTGGCGAATCTGGATGGCTTCCTTGACGATGGCGGCGGCCATCATGGGGTCCATCATGGGGGCAGGGGACGGCTGCGGCGGCATGATCGCCCCCAGAGCGCCCATCTGCGCGGCGCCTATGACCTGCATCGTCTGCTGTGCCATGGTGACGGTCTGCATGGCGGCCTGCAGCGTCTCCTGCCGGCCGTCCCACACGATGTAGTCGACCATGGGCCGGCGGCGGGCGCGGGCGCGCGGGTTGCGCGCGTAGAGACTCGCCACCTTCTGCTGGATCAGGCGGTGCGTGATGTTGGCGACGTACTTGTCGCTGGCCATTGCAGCGGCGTCACCATTGACGCCGCGCCACTGTTCGCCGTCCTTGTTTTTGACGAAGCGCGCGTGGCGCTTCATCTTCTCGAACGACTTTTTGTGGTGTTCCTCCCACGACTTGACCTCGTCGAGAATCTGTTTGACGAGGGCCTGGCGCTGCTCCGGCGTTTCCGCCTGCGCGTCTTCGGTCTTCTTCAACCCCAGCTTTTCCTGCTGCTCGACGCCGGCGCCTTCCGCCATTTCGTGAGTGGGGCCTTCCATCATGTCTTCGCCTACCATCCTGCGACCCTCTTTTTGAATCCGATGATCTTGGCTTCATGTCGCGCCTGCTGGCGCACCCACGAGCCGGTGCCGATGCGAAAGTTCTCGAGACGCTCGATCTTGCGCGGCGCCACCTGAGACACGCGGTCTAGGCCGATGCCGCCCCACGCCAGCCAGTCGACGAAGTCGTCGTGTCGCGAGTTGGGGAACTTCAGGAGTTGGTCGAGCGCGTCAGGCCACCACGGCATGAAGGCTGGCACGCGGATCGGCTTGGTCGCAGCTCGAGCCATGATGGCGCGGGCGCGCGTCAGCTTGTCTTTGGACGGCGTCATTTCCTCGATCGCCTGCCAGGCTTTTGTTTCTTGCTGTCTTTCGCGCAAGAACGGCCCAAGCGACTGAGTGATGTGGCCCTTCTCGGCCCACCAGTAGATCGGCTTGCGGCGCAAAAACTGGTCGATCATGGCTTCGACCTGTTGGTCTGCCGGCAGGCGGCCCCACACGACGTCGGGCAGAATCCAAATTTGATCGTATTCGTCTACGCCGATGCAGCCGATGACGCTGGCGTCGTTCTGTTGCTTGGTCCCGATGGCGTGGTCCGACATGCCATAGATGTTCAGCGCCTTCGGCAATTCCTCCGGCTGGTAGTTCTTGAACATGGTCCGCAGGAAATACTGGCCGTCATCCGGCGTCGGGCTCTGCTGGTAGAGCGCCGACCAGTCGCGCGGACCGACGAC